GGTTCGATATCGCCGATGAAAATGAAGTTAGCCCCACCGGGCGAAAGGATTTTGAATCGGCGAACCATTTCGGCTGCCAAGTCATTTGGACCGCCCCGAAACGTAATCGGGATGGGCGACATCTGAATTAACAGATTAGTATTTTGAAGACTCATATAGTATTCAGGTCAATCAGGACTTCGTCTTCCGAGGAGGTAACTACCTCTCCAGAACTGGATGTGTTAACAGTTGATTCGCAAATCGGCGGCGACACGTATTCGATACGCGGCTTGCGAAGAAATAAATTGTCTAGAACTACATTCATCCGGTGTGTTCGAGACCGAGCCCCAACGAAATAACCGAGGGGAGCATCGCTTGTAAATCTTTGTCTGCCCGCTTCGTCGCAACGATGTTCGCGACACGGTCCGCCGCTGCTTGTGAAAGAATACTGGACGCAAATCCAATCCCGACAGCCTTGAATCCGTTCTTCTCTAGTACTACGGTCTTGACAGACGTATAAAAAGCTTCGGGCGCATCCGATAGAGCGTCAACCACGGACTTGAAATTGTTGGACTTGGTCGCGAGACCGTCGTACCGAACGGCGTTGAGACACGACTCCGGGCAGAACGCTTTCGGATTGCCCGACGGATTTTCCGGCTCAGGCAGCGAGAACGCCCGAATCTCTCGGAGCGTGCAAGGCCCGTGTCCTACGACAAGAAGCTGGAAGGAGCGGTCGATGTTCGCGATTTTTTCGCGTTCAACCCCGGTTGCCCCGTCGTTCGTGAGAATAGATTGTTGGTCCGCATCGACTGTTTGAATAGTCCGAGATTGCGGCTTAAACGCAAATATTTCCGACTCCATCGTAATCTCCGTATCAGCATCCATCGAACCTCGTAGGGCCCGAATCAAAGTGTTAGCGACCGGCTTGAATGCGCCGGAAGTCCCCCCGGCGTAGAAGACTCCGAAGTCGAGGTCTTCTTCGACACCGGCAACGGTGAAATCGGCCCACTGGAACCGGACTTTGAACCCTGGGGGTTTGCCAGTTTGAGAAGTGGTCCCAAAATAACCTCGAGTAAACAAGGCCCAAGTAATCGGACAGCCGTTATCCAGCCGATTTGGATTAAAGGCTTCCCACAAACGATTTTTACCATCGTAATCAACAGACACATGGAAAATCCGTTCTTGTCCGGCGAAAATCCCGGAGGTCCATTCAACGGGGCGCGTGCCAATCCAATATCCAGACCATGACGGGCCAGATTCGTCGCTGAGAGTCGAAAGCGACGCGTGATTCAAGACCCAAGTGTGACGGTTGTAAGTATCCTCCGCCGGAACACTCATCAAGAGGTATTGGCCGTATGCACCAGCCGCTACTTGACTCAAATCGTCCGATAGTACGACCTTGCTGGTCAACATTTCGTTGTCGCGCACCGGCAATCGACTCGTAAGCTTGCCTGAGGTCGCGGGGTCGTAGATTGATACTCCCGAGGGAGAGAACCAGACCACTTGACCGTAGTGAGAGAGCGCCGAACGGTTCGAGAGGCATCCAACTTGTACAACTTCCTCCTGAAAGTTTGGGGTCGTAGGCCACGAGTCCCGATTTCGGATGTTCGCTTGCAAAATTGAGCCGTTGACGCCGGTGAAAACCATCAGTTGGGGCGACTCGATGCTTGGGGTCGAGACCATTGCCGTCACTTCGCTTGTAAAAAAGAACGCGGACACTCCCCCGAGGTAAATCTGTTCCCGAAAACTGAACGGGTTCGCGATGTCACTGGCAAAAACCATGTTATCATTCGCTACCCATAGGCGGTCTCCCACCCAAGCCATAGGACCCCCGGCGGGGGTCTCGAAAAGGTTGCCTTTTATGTGTCCCGAGTTTGAGCCGTCATACCATCCCGGCGCGGTAAAGCCCCCGTCCTGAATCATCAAAACACTTTTCGGTTCGATAACTGTGATAGTGGATAAAAAATCTGTCGTGTCGCGCTTAGCGGCCTGTGACGTTAGCACCCAATAGATCTGTTTCGCAGTCGGAGAGAACTGGAGACCTTCGATTACATGAAAGTTAGTGTATGGAAAACTGGACGCGTAAATTTTTCCTGCGACAGCAACCAAAATCTGTTCTTCGCCGAGCACCGGATGGAATCGAGCGACGCCTTGAAGTTTTCCATCTGGAAAAGTGGCCAAACAATGATAGCCGGGACGGCAAGACCATAGCCCGCCGAGGTTCAGCATATTGATTGCCATCCAGCTTGAGCCTAACGCGACTTGCGAAGGCGAAACGTCAGACTCGCACCCGAGCAAAAAAGTCGAGTCGATATCAATCGTTGAGTTTGGTGGATTGGTGCCTTGCATTTATGCGAGCGTAAATCCGAGAAAATCAATTTGAGTATCGAGCGGGGTCAGATTAAAATTCTCTAAAGTTACTCGGATGCCTGTCCCTGTTCCGGTATAAGACCACGGGCCGAACATCACCGGAATAATTGCTATGGGAATAGAAGAAATATTACCGCCTTCCCAATCATTTGCCCGAAAATCGTTCGCGGCTGCCTCTCCCTGGACACCCGGGGACCCGAAAGGTATCAGCGTTCCCGTTGGAGCAACTAATACGATTGTTCCATTTACTTTTGCTGTCAAAACATTTCCGACGAGTTCAAGACGAAGAATATCATTCACTGCCGCCGGGGGAAGAATGGCTGCCGCAAGAACCGATACAAAACCGTTAACTACGCTAAAGATATATCCTGTACTATTAAGTGCCTCTAGATAAAAACCATAAAAGGATTCTATGTTTGTGTCGGCATTGACGAATACAGCAGGACCTAATCCCGCGAGATTTCCCGTTATATCAATCGCCGTCAATTTGACTTGAGAATATTGATTCGGCGTCCAGTTCGGGTCCGTGAATCCTATAACTGCCCGGTTATCAAAATTCCCATTAGCTGCAAGGCGGAGAGTGTTTCCAACATTAGTTGCGAAAGCGCCATACATAGGACTCCAGGCGGCGTTCATCACCGGGTTAGTAAAGTCGTCCGTTTGAGTAAACGCCGGGGGCGGCGGAAGTATCGCGCCCGGAGCAAAAGGCGGGTTTGGAAACAATACGAAATACGTATTATCCGGGAAGGGTTCGCCCCAAGTTAAATCGAGTACCGTAAAACCCGGGGGAATAGTAGTCACAGACCGGAGCGTCTGGACCTGTGAGAAAAAAGAATCTCCAGGGGGACCTTTATCTCCAGGAGGACCCTTATCTCCAGTTCTGCCTCGCGTTCCTGGAGGACCTTGCGGGCCCGTAGGGCCCGGAACTAAACGAAGAAGTTTGTTCTCTGGTAAACCTTGTGGACAATTGCAACTCATAAACTCTTTATGCTAGAATCAACGGATATCAAAATCAAATTTGTCGCGTGGGTTACTCATGTCGATGACCTGCATCGGCATGAACACGGGAGGTTCAGCCTTTTGCTGCGCTTCCAGTTCCAACCGGAGCGCGTCAGCTTCGTAGCTGTGAGCCTCGGCGATTCGAGTGACATCCTTGTAACATCGGCGGGCCTGCAACGCCATCAGCAAAGCGAGCGGACTCCGCAAAGGAATGTGGTCCCATCGCGATTTTACTTTAGGGTTGACCCGGATAAAAGCGATTCTCGCCCAGCTACACGAGCGGTTGAGTTGGATTCGTCGATACTGCGGTAGAGTCTCGTCCGGTTCCATCACAGTAAGCAGCGTCCCAGTAGAACCAGAATTGTCTGTAGTTGCCAGACTAATTTCTGCAATTGTGGGTTCTTTATACACGCCCGTGATGCGGGCGATTGTGGGTGCCTCAGAGTCCGGAATAGCCAGTCCATACATCGTGGGCACGCGATAGCCGTCAAGCCAACATCCGTTTTCTTGACGACGAAGAACATGCCCCGCGTCATCGTATCCATAAATTATTACTTTCTTCCCGTTGTCTTCTACACTCTGTAAGTGCGCGACGATTTTAGAAGGCCGGACCAATTCTCGGTAAGTCGGATGACCGCCGCCTTGGTCTTGCCACTTCCATTCGCAGACCGTCCGGCACGAGCCGGGGCCGTTCAGATGGAATTCAAAAAGCTGGTGGTAACCGAGCACCGGCTGCCCGCCAATGTTTACCCCGATAACCGTGTCCACTTCGCGGGGCAACGAAATACAACGCCGCCCGCAACCCGCGGGATTGTTGCACGTCGACGTGTCGCTGCAAGAACAGCCTGCCGAACAAATGTCGAGGTAGCCTTTCCAGCCTTCGAGGTCGGCTTTGTTTGCCGTCATCGAGATGGCGTCAGACAGCCACCGGAAAACCTTTCGGTTATCACTCTCTCCGATAATTTGAACCGCGTCGTCGTAAATATCATCAACCAAAAACAAGCGAGCCCCCTTCCAAATATTTCTTAGCTTTTTGAAGAAACGCTATTGAATCTCTTAGATGTCCAATACCAACATTACAGTTATGACAAAGCAGACCACGAATCGCGTCAGTAGTATGACAATGGTCGACATAAAGTTTTTTTTCGCTTTCGCATACGGCACACTTCCCCCCCTGACGAAGCACCATTTCGTCAAATTGTTCTATGGAGAGTCCGTGTTTTTGACAAACCGAGAACTTGGGGTTTTTCTCCACGCGATTTTTATTCCACCTAGCTACTTTGTCGGGGTTTTTAACGTGATATTCACGGGTTCGGGCGTTCCTCTTTTCTCGATGCTTCGCCCAACTTCTACGCCTCGCCGCTTTAGCGCCCTCGGGATGCAAGCGTCTCCATTTTTTACCCGCTTCTCGGGAGCGAATTTTTCGTTCTTCGGGCGTAAACATTTAGTAGCTTTCTTTGTCCTCGCCGTCGCCTGAGTGTTCCTCCATCAACTTGTCGAGCGCGTCCGCTGCTTCGCTTCCGCTTTTCGCGGGTGCAACCGCCTCTTCGCTTTTTACCTTTTCGATGGATAAGACTTCGATGTCGCAATAATAGCAATGTTTTCCGGTTTTACGGTCAACCTCGCTGGTCTCCCGTTTCACATGATACTTGACCGTCAGTAGCCCGTCCTGCGGCAAATCCAACTCCTCGGGTCCTTCGTAATGGAGAGTAGGAAATTGTGCTTCTTGGTTCAATTCTTTCGGCCTAAGAGTATCTCCCGGATACCATAGTTCTAGATTGATTGGCAGATTGTCCATAACAATTAACAGTTACCTATTTTTAGTTTTAATACAACCGAACAGCGCCGATAGCGTAAATCTGAATCACACGACCGCCCGCCGAGGACCGGAAGGAAAACGACAAAGTATCAAGAATTCCAGGGGATTCGGACGCGGCTATGGCATACCCGGACGTTGCCGTATAGACGAGGGTCTCCGGCTTGTCGCGGTCATCCAGATTCGCGAAAAACCGATGAATGCCGGTATCAAAAAGGGTGCCCGCTGTGGTGCCGCTTTCGACATCGTAAAATGTGAGGCCGTAATCGGTCGCCGAAGCATTCTTGTTAATCTCTAAAAACACGGCACCCTTTCTCGGAGGGTTTTCATCGGACGGAATATCACAGAGCCCAGAACCGCCCCCGTCCTGATACGAATTTTGGAATCCAGCTATCCAGTTCTGTACTGAACCGCGGACGGATGCCATCTTGTAATACGACGGAGTGCTTTGAAACTGCCAATTCTGCGTAGGCGTGGGGGTAGTAGCCGATGTGAACCCGAT